CTATGATAATAAGCCTATACATTTTTCAGAAAATAGAAAGCAGATAAACAAAGATGTTTTATTAGATGCGTATATACTGTCAAATTGTAAGTATTTTTTGCACTGCTTTTCAAATGTTAGTTATTTAGCATTAACACTCGGATCGCAAAATCAAAAATATATTAAAAACATTAACTATGAAGATTAATTACGCTATTATGGGCGCTAACAGTAGCCCTATGTATTTAGATTTCTGGCCGATTATTTCAAAAACGTGGAAAGAGATTTTTAATATAACACCTGTATTGGGTCTCATTTGCGATGAAGACACAAATTTTATAGAAGATGAATATGGACTAATTAAAAAATTCAAAACAATTGAGGGTATTGACACGGGGTTACAATCGCAGATTGTTCGTCTTTTTTTAACAAAAGAACTTTACGGTAATATAATAATTAGCGATATCGATATGGTACCTTTATCCAAACAATATTTTATTGATCAAGTAGAAGATTTTGAAGCCTCCAAAATATACTCAATGAGTACAGATAATACTGAGTGCAATCACAACAAAGAAATACCAATGTGTTATAATATTTCAGATTCACAACTTTTCGCTAAAATGCTAACATTGGATAATACTTGGCAGGAATTTGTATATAGATTAAACTCGATGAATCTTGGATGGACAACAGACCAACGCTATCTCTGGCTAAAACTACAAGAATACCATAATAACAATCCCTCAGATGTTGTTTTTTTAAATAGAGGTTGGCATCAGTGCGCTGATAGGCGAATAGATCGAATGGAGTGGATCTACGAATCCAATCTCGTCAGTAGTGGTTTTTATATTGACTCGCATCTATTAAGACCTTATAACCAACACAAGGATGAGATTGATAAATTAGTAAATTTACTATGGGAGAGCGAATAACCTAATATATCGTGAAACTCCTAGATATATTAGACCTTTAAAGTAAGTACTTATATAACAAAATCTTAATTATGGAAGAATATATACAGGTAATAAAAGAAAGATCAACAATTATACCTAAAACGATCCTGGAGATTGGTTCACGTGATGCAGACGATGCAAATCTTTTAAAAGAGGCATTTCAAATCGACGATGCAGCGGTTTGGGTTGTTGAGCCTAATCCAAGACAGCAGCTTAAAATTAGTGAAAAATATCCAAATTTTAATTTAGTAAAATCGGCTGTTTTTAACGAGGAGAAGACCTTTACCTTTAACGCTGTAAAGGATCATGAATATATTGGTGTTAGTTCTTTGCTTGAGCGTGTAGATAATTTGTATAATAAAATTGATTCTGAAAAAATATCTGTACCTACTATTTTAGGTAGCAGGTTGTTGAATGAAATAAAGAAACCAATTGATTTATGTAAAATTGATGTTGAGGGTGCTACTTACGAGGTATTAATCAGCTTTGGTGATGAGATATCAAAAATTAAATCACTGCACCTAGAATGTGAGCACTTAGAAGTCTGGACCGGTCAAAAGTTTTATGAAGATATAAAAAAATATCTAACAATAAAAGGATTTACAGAAGTTTACTTCCAATATGTTAATAATGTACCACTACAATCTGATACTATATGGATTCAAACAAAATACCTAAATTAAAAAAAACTAAAATCCTAATCTTAGTGCCGCTGGCGCGTTTTAGTTCGGAATATAATTTACTCGAGACAACAGCAAAGCAAACATGGGCTAATAGTAATAATAGTGAAGTAGATATTATCTTTTATGCAGGGAGTAATAGTGAGAGATTAGAAGGTTGTGATCTCTACTTACCATGTGAAGAAAATATACACAACTTAGGCAAAAAAACACTATTAGCCTTTGAATGGTGCCAAAAAAATTATGATTATGATTATGTCTTTAGAACAAATTTAGGATCCTATATTAATATTATTAATATGCTAGAGTTTATTAAAACAGCATCAAAAACGCATTATTATTGCGGTATAGGTGGTGTCAATAATACTTACTTTAATCGCCCCGTTCAATTCGCCTCAGGTAGCGGAGTATTTTTATCACGTGATGTTGTTAACTTAATTATTGCAAATCAAAATAGCTGGCAACACACCGCTATGGATGATGTTGCAATGGGTGAGCTGCTAAACGCCCTAGGTATTATATTATGTGAAGATGCAACAAGATTAAGTCTGTGCGACGATGAGATATGCTATCAACAAGGAATTAAGGAAGTATCGACAATACCAAAAGACCAGATATATCATATACGTTTGCGTTCTAATGATAGAAAAATAGACGCAGCAAGAATGACATCTCTATATTTACAATATGACAATACAAGAGCAATATAACCAGCGCCGAAGTGTTCAAACGGATATTAACGAGCATCTTGAAACTCTTTACAGCTACGGTGTGCGCAGTGACATTACATCAATAACAGAAATGGGAACTAGGTTCGGAGATAGTACTATAGCTTTTTTAAACGCAATCGAAAACACAACCAAAACTCTTTTTAGTTACGATCTATTTCGCTCCGAAAATATTAGTGGTTTTGAGCGATATAAAAATTACAAATTCTTTCAAGAGGATACCTTAGCATGTAATATACTCAACACAGATATACTCTTTATTGACACACTACATACTTATTTTCAGTTACACTCTGAGTTAACAAGACATAGCAAACAGGTTAACAAGTTTATTATTTTGCACGATACTGAGACGTTCGGCGTAAATGACGAAGTGCTATATAGTTCAGACTGCGCTGTTAAAATGAGTGATCTAGTCATATTAACAGAACGACAAGGTCTACGTGCAGCTTTTGCAGATTTTTTAGCTAATGGAACTGATGGTATAAATTGGAGAGTAAAGGAAACGTTTACAAATAATAACGGGTTAGTTATTTTAGAGAGAATATAACTTGATATTGATTTAATAAAAGATATAATATTTATATATGATAATTGAACAGCCCATTTATAACGGAGATCTTATTCATAAGCGTTTTGCATATCAATTCTTTAAAAAGAATGTATCGCCCTATGGAAATATTGTTGCATTTAGAGCGCCAATGTATGTAAGCGAACATCTAATTGATTTAGAAGACTCACTCTCTAAAGACTACATTTTTAGTGATGATGCAATTAATTTCTGTTGGGAAATTCCTAATGTTTGTTCTTTTGGTGCTGTTGCCTTTCAGAGACATTTTAATACAGTAGCCGCTAATATTTTATCGCGCCTAATTAGTAAGCCAATTGAAATGCGAGGCGATGACATGATCGTTCATAACAAGTTCATAGGGTCAGACAAGACAGAAAGAGAGCAAGGTAAGGTTAGCGTTTCTATTACATATTCAAAAGATAATATTGCGATCGGTCATACAGGCATTAATATTAAAGCTGGTAAGAAAGCTCCTGGCTTTGCATATAGTACAGATCTCAGTGATGAAAACGTCAATGATTTAATGAGTGCGGTTATTGAATTTTTCAATGATGAGGTACAAGACATACAAATTGCCACAACAAAAGTAATTGTATGAATTTTTTTAGCATCTTAAACAAGTTAATTTTTAATAAAAATAAAAGCTCTATCGAAGCTCAACAAGAAGGTATAGAGGAATTTGTACCTTTTTTAGTCAATAGGTGGGTATCTTTTTACGATACTAGTGCAGCGGTTTTTATTAATGAGACGTTCAATAAGTTTCATAGTATACCAAATGATAAGGTAGAGGGATTTAATCTATATTATAATCTTCTACCAAGCTTTAGATATAAGAAAATTAACTACATTAAGAAAAATAAAGAAGGTAAAGAGAATTCACAAAAAGATGAAGCAGTTCTTATTGAAGCATTTGCTACAAATCACAAAATATCAAAAAGAGAGGTACAATTATACCTTGATTTAATAAAATAACTATATATATAACAATATGGCTGCAAGCATTGACAATCTCATACCTCAAAGAAATTTAATCGACCTCTCTTCACACTCCAGCGGTGATTTCGGTCTCGAAGATTACGAGTTAAGATTTGTATTTGACGATATTTTACTTGTAGAATATGTTGATCTTGCAGATGATAGAGATGGCATCATACGTAACGGTATCTATATTCCAACAAATACTCTTACAAAGGCATGGCGCAAAGCAAAAGTTATTCTAGCAGGTCCGCAATGTAAATATACAAAAGTAGGTGATATAGTTGTTTTTCCAAATAATTTAGGAATTACTATTTCAAATATAGATATTGAAAATATAGGTAAAATTCAAAACGGAGTCTTTTTGAACGAAAATAGAGTATTTGGCATCTGCAGTAAAAGAGAAGGCTAAATAAATGACTCGTAATAGCTTAGATAATTTGTTACTTGAGAACGTAATAGATCTACGTTTTGCACGTAGACATATAATACCTGGACGCCCAGCAACAAGACGTATTTTATGTACAAAATCATCACTATTACTTAATTCACCAAACGGGCGTGTTGTACTTAATTATAAACCTCCTACGCACGCTAAAAAAATTAACGAATCCCAAAGTAATGTCTGTGTAGTGTGGGATATTATAATGCAGGATTATAGAACAATTTCCGCAGAGCAGGTAAATATTTTAAGAGTTATACCAGGTAACGATGAGTTCTGGACATTCTTTAATAATGAAATATATATTATGTCGGCTGCACAAAAAATACTTTATATGGACTCATGAGCTTAGACCTTTATAGTAAACATCTTGAGAGTCTCTTACAATCGAATATAGTAATACGATGCGATAGTAAAATAATTAAAACAGGCAAGCTAAAATTGTTTGTATATAAACAGTACTTCATAAGATTGTTTATAGAGACCAACAAAGGTGCAATGAAAATTTGCGAGCTACCGTATCCGTTTGAGATTATATCTACTGAAACAGGTTGTATTTTTAATTATCAAATATCAAAACTGACCGGTGATACATATCCCGTAACAGGTAAATTAAGAGCACTTAGAACGAGTCAGTCGCTTAGAATGTATGATAATAAAGTCTATATTCTTACTTTACCTGCTTAGGAACTTATATAATATATATTATATATGAGTAGTAGCTTTATTAGTAGCTTTCCTGAGAACTTTACACCTAGCAATTCCCAAACAGACATTATAACAAAAATCGATCGAGCATTTAACAATGGTTATAAGTTCGTTGTCTGTAGCGCACCTACAGGTTCAGGTAAGTCGTTTATTTCGAAAACAATTGGCAACTGTGCTGAAGAACCATCAACAGAATTTCGTGAAGCTGTAGAATCATACGATATATATAAGAGAAATAACTTTGGTAAATATGTATTTGAAGAAGACACGATTACTAGCAGACCATCTGGGTGCTTTGCATTAACTATAACAAAATCTCTTCAGGATCAATATAAGCAGTTGTTTAATGATATAGAGATACTTAAAGGTAAGAGTAACTATCAATGTACATACGATGACAATTTTAGTGTAAATTGTGCTCCCTGTATACATATTAAAAATATTAAAGAAAAGTGCTGGAGTGGTAAAACATGCACCTATTATGAAGCAAGAAATAAAACGATACTATCTAAGTTTTCTGTCTTAAACTACGATATGTTTTTTGCGCTACCATCTCATACGAAGCGAAAGGAATATATTGTTTGTGATGAGGCAGCAGAGCTCGAAGATCAGCTCGTAAAGTTTTTTGCATGCCAGATTAATTTCGATGCACTAAAAAAGTCTAAAATCGTAATTCCTATTTTACCCGCTACACAAGATTACGGTAAAATAGCCCGATGGATTCAATCTATGACCGCTGCAGTAGAAGATCGGATTGAAGAGTTGCGTGATATTGTAGCAAGTAAAAATAAACCTAAGATACTCACAGTTAATAGTAATATTGAAGAATTATCTACCTTACAGACATTACAGGGTAAGCTCAAGACTCTAATTAGTACATGGCATGAAAGCGAATATATTATTGAGAGGCATGCTAAAGGTATTAACTTCACACCTCTTAAAGTAGACGAGCTAGCAAAATATATTTTTGATTATGCTGATAAGGTCGTTTTGATGTCAGCAACTATTATCGATCCAAGTAGTTTTTGTAAGGCACTAGGTATTACAAAGTATCAATATATTGAAGCAGAATCTACTTTCGATTCAAGCAAAGGTCCTATCTACATTAGTACAAAAACTAAACTAAATTATTCTAACTTGCATCAGCAGCTCCCGAAAATTGCAAATCAAATTACCGATATTTGCAATCATCACAGCGGTGAGAAAGGCATTATACATACTCATACTTTCGATATTACTAACTTTCTTAAGAAAAGTATAAAAAATAATCGCATACTATATCGCGAACCAGGTATTAGTAATGAGGAGCTACTTAATATTCACAACTCATCTAATGAACCTACTATTATAGCTTCACCTTCTATGTCACATGGAGTTGATCTCAAGGGAGATCTTGCAAGGTTTCAAATAATAATTAAAGCACCCTATCTACCCATAAGTGATAAGCGAATTGAAAAACTTATGAAAATAAATTTTAGCTGGTATGTAAATAAAATGCTAAGTTCGTTTATTCAAGCGTGCGGTAGAGGCATTAGATCTAAGGAAGATCACTGCGTAACATATGTGTTAGATGGTGCAATAGCAGAAGTAGTCTTTAAAAACAAAAATAAAATACCTAAATATTTTTTAGATAGGTTCGTCTAACTAAATAAATATAATGAATAATAAATCCTTTTTTTGGGAACTACAAGATCTCGTAACGCAATTTTTAGCTGCTTTCGACGATACAGTAATTTCTAGGTTTAATAAAAAACGAGAAGCTCAAGAAGAAATAGCTGTTAGGTATGTGTTTGGACCGAAGCAACGAGTAATGTATGATATTGTTAATAAGGCACAAAATTTAACTTTACCTGTTATAGCTGTTAATGTTAATTCAATAACAAGAGATCCATCTCGCACGTTCAATAAGATCGAACCTGCATACTTTAAAGCAAAAGATAACGAATACGGTACAAGGTCTGTAAAGGCGCCAATGCCTGTGCCAGTTAATATAGATATTAGCTTTTCTATATTAACAAGGTATATGCAGGATATGGATCAAATTATATCTAATTTTGTACCTTACACTAATCCATATATTATACTTTCATGGCAAATACCAAAAGAATATGGATTAGCGAATACGACAGAAATACGAACTGAGGTTCTCTGGAACGGTACATTAAGCTACAACACACCTACTGATTTAGCGTACTCAGATAAATTTAGAGCTATTGTTGACACATCATTCACTATAAAGGGATGGCTCTTTAGAGAAATTGATGATCCGGTAAGCCTTATATACAAGGTAACATCAAATTTTATAAATGTAAACCTCGCTAAAAGAA